CAGCCTGTGCGCGTTACGCTCCGAAGCGGGGTATAGTAGCCCTGTACGCCCGCCGAATTTTTAACAGAGTTATCCAACGAAAAGGTGAACGTGCCCACGTCGCCAATACGATTCGAAATCCCGTTATCTGTGATACCCATGCCTGTCACGCGCGGGGCAGGGCTGTGTAGCACATCCGGGGTTAAGTCTACCCATTCGCCATTAACTAATATTTCGATTTTTATAGTTGTAAATAGTTCGCTCATTGTGCCGCCGCCAATTCATACGCGACTTGCTTTCCAATTGCAGCGGGGTTATCGCGCTTCAATGTTTCCATCATTTGTTTTATTACAACAGTTAATTGTTCCGTGCTTCTGGACATCGCTTGATTAAATTGCATCTGCGCTTTTTGTTGTCCAATTGACATTGTTTGTGTTGTGCCTCTGATCTGGCTGGTTAAATCCGCGGTGACATTCATAATCGCCTGCTGATTGTCTTGCGCCGCTTGCGCTGGGGCGTCCGGTGTAATTTTGCCGATGTTTGATTTCCATGCCGGTGTAGATGTTGGCGCAAGTCCTTTTCCAGACCCCGAAACACTACCGCCGCCCGCGCGTGACATAGGCTTGCCAACCATGCCATACTTAATCATTGCCTCGGATGTTTTCGAGTCAATGACTGTGGACCCGTCAGGGCTGATTAGTTCCGAAACGCCCTTTACGAAAACGCCGCCTGATTTATCACCAACTAGAGTCCATTGCCCATCCTTGCGCTTTCCGCCTTTGGCACTCGCGGTTGTAGTTGAGTAGTTATCATTGGTTAGATTCACAACCGCCGTATCACCGCCGATCCCCATATCACCCAGGGCGGGATTATTCCCATATAACTTCAATAGACTTGCCATCGTAGGGGTTAACCCGTTGGATGAAAAGTTCATATTGATTTTTAGATTTATATCTCCCATCTTGGCAAGGTTATTCAAACCCGCCGCAGCATTGGACAATGCCGCGCCAGTCTTGGCAAGTGTTGACGCAACCTTTGACGCTTGGGCGTCCATACTTTGCGCGGCTTTTACAACAGACGCATCATATATACCCCACTGTTCACCAAGATTGAGCAATGCGTCAAACTCGCCCTCTTGCCAGCCATCCGAAGCGGCTTTCATTTGCACCAATGAAAAAGCAATCTTTTTGCCAGCTAGATCGTGTTCTTTGCCAAGCTCTTTTATATCTTTGGTTACGCCGTCAATAGATTTACCAAGCTCGTTATATTCTTTGCTACCAGCGGCAAACTCATTCTGTTTGATTTTCAATTCGCTGTACTTTTCAGATAGTGCGGCGTTCTTCTCGTTGAAGGATTGCGTTTCAGACTGCAACGCGCCGATGGTATCCAACAGGCTCATGTTCGCTTTCACTTGTTCATCGGTGATGGTTGTATTTTCTGATAGGGTAGAACCGCTATTCTTGACAGAGTTTGAATAAAACTCCGTCATAGCCCGACCCTTTTCCATTTGTGCGGAAAAGGCTGCAAACTTATCCGTCATTCTGCCTGCACCATCTGTAACGGGAGTCATCCAGCCGTATAAATCACGAAAGGCGTTTGAATTTTTTTGTAGGTTATCGTTCTGTACAATCAATCCACCAACGAAAGAACCAACCGAAACTTTTACACCTTGCCACGAATCAGACAGAGCATCTACCGCAAGACGCGCCTGTTCTGACTTCTTGATTTGTGCATCGGTCAATACAAGTGCTTTGTTTACCTCTTCGCTTTGCGCCCGTAATGCCGCGCCGCCCTGCTGTAAAACGTTCACCCACTGCAACCCGCCTTTACCCAGGTTCTTTAGGATAAATTCATTCTGTTGCATGGGGTCGTTGATTGCTTTGTATTGGTCGCTAAGTTTTGCGAGCGTATCAATTGTGGGGGTGAGTCCCGCCTTCGTCATAAAGCGCGTTGCCGCTGTCACGTCTTGCGCGGTCAATTGATAATCATCAAGTACCTGTAAAAGTTTCGATGTTTCAACCGCGCCCGTGCCAGAGATAGCCGCAAGATCGCGCACAGATCCCGCGTAGTTCTGAAATTCCATGTACGAGGCTTTCGCCGCAACTGCAACGCCGGTCAAACCCGCAATCAGTGTTGCGTTTTGAGCAACTAAGCCAACAACGCCCTTTCCTACTGTTTCGAGTTTTGGAGAGATAGAACCAAATTCAGCCTTAACCTTTTTAGTACCACGTTCAAAGTTCGTGGTATCCATTCCAAGCGTTGCCATCAAAGAGGCGACAACTTGCCCGCTCATGTTGCCCTTGCCTTCGCTATTCCATCTGTCACTTGCAGATATGTATGATAATCTTTTAGTGTCATATTTTTAACCGTGTCCAGTGTCCAACCGGTATCAAAAACCAACTTCCATATTAGATATTCAACGGGCGGCGGCGTGCCTGTCTTAAGTGCTAGATAGACACGCTTGGCAAGTTTGGGTCTGCCAGCGGTTCCCTCGCCTTTTTTATCAATGCTTCGGTAATGCGTTTGCAATCTGCCAACGATAATTTGCAGTATTCTTTTTTGTAATCAAGTCCCGCCGCTTTTGCGATGGTCTTATCACTGCGTTCATCTGATTCGTTTACATCAAACAAACCCAGATACTCGCTCCAGGTGATTGATTCTAAATCCAGGTTTATCTCACGTCCATTTTTCAAGGTTACATCGGACATTATTTCTCACTTTCAGTTTATTAGTTTGAGGCGTCCGTAAAGTTCGCCAAATTGCTCGACCCTGTAAAGTTCACATTGATCGAAACGACATCCTGGAAAGGGTAGCCGATTTGCGCTCCGTCACAATAAGCGGGGAAGGTTATTTTACGCTTGCCCACCGCCGTTCCTTCAGGCTGAATAATGAGCGTCCCTGCCTGTTGAGGTTGCAATACCGTACCCAATGCAGTACCCGCCGCCTGTCCGACTAACTCAATTGAACAAGTAGCATCTTTGATAGTCGGTAAACGTCCGACTTGTGAATCACTGCCCGCCGTTGTTTCAGCGTAAGCAGTAGACGGATTCCAATTTACAGACCGATAATCAGTATTAAGAACCGTAGTTCCCGCGCCTGATAACCAGCTTAGAATCATCGTTGGTCCCGCGATAAATTCAGCCATTTGTAACTCCTATTATGTATCTTCCACGCGCACACGATACACGCCGCCGCATGTATGTACTTGCTGTCCGCTTGGGTCATTTTCGACAAGCTCAATATCCTGTTCACGCGCTAACCAGTAATTACTCCATCCAGTAACGGATAGCGGTGTCAAGTGTAGAGCAATGTCAACTTGTTTGTCTATGCTTCCGGCTTGCGCCGCGCCACCCGCGCCCGCCGCGTAGGTGCGTACATAGATTAAGAGGTTCTTCGTTCTGTGCTGGGTTCGATTCTCATCTCCGCCGCCTTGAACGTTGAAAACAATATAAGGATAATTCTGGTCTTCCGGTGCTTGCAAATGATAAATCGCAGTCGTGCCAGCCAGTAAAGAATTGACCGCGCTCGTGCCCTGTAACCGTGAATAAATAGCCGTATTCAATTCATTCATTAGAATAGTCCATTGAACGCTGTAAGATATTGCTCACGCCATTTCTCAACCGCTGGGATCAATGCCGGACGCGCCGCCATTTTACTTGTCCCTAATTCGACATATACGCCATACTCAACGCCGTCCTGTGCGACGTATAACATCCCCTCCATCCCGGACTCAGACAGGATGCTATTTTTCAAAGCCGAAGTATCTACGGGGACAGCCATCGCCCAATCACCTGAAATAAGCGAACCGAATTTATACGTGATGTCATTCGCTTTGCTCTGCATTTCGGCGGTCATTTTGTCAAGAATGGATGTATCAATTTTGATACTATTTACAATCGGAGGCATCAAATCACCTCCAGCGTTACCCGCTTGACTGCCGCCCATGACTGACCATCATTGATACTTGTTACCGCGTATACTACCGAATCAATCTCGACTCTATTTGTAAAATCAATGGTCGTGTTATATGGAATAGATAGCATGTAACTTGTGAACTGTTGCACCGCCCCGCCTTGCGTGGGTTCACGTCCGCCGCTCATGTCCAGGCGACAAGCAATATTCGCGGAGGCTGTTCCGATTGTCTCAGTAACTCCGCCTTGACCGTTTGGCGCGTTTGTCACTGTCAGAATATTACATACATCTGGTAAGAGTTGTTCAATCGCGTCCCGCATATATGCGAGGTCGCTATTAGTTAGCATAAATCACTCCGATATAACGAAATACTCTTGGTACTATCGCCAGATTTATTCTCGAAAAAATCCGCCATTTCAAGGCTATGAGTATAGACCTGTGAACGACTGACAGAATGATTGTCAGTTGAGAAGTCAAACGAAGTCGGTGCAACGTGTGCGGCTTTGCGGCGCCAGACATCAGCGGCGGCGGCGTTCAGATCGTAAGAACGCCCGTTCAAATAATAGACACTGCCAAATTGATTCGCGGTGAATTGAATCTGTCCGCGCCGATAATCAGTGGTATAGTTTGAACTGCCAATCGTTGCGCCGGTGCTATCCTGAATATAAAAGATAGCAGAACCGCCCGTTGTTGCTTCCAGGTATTTGAATCGTGAGCGATAGTCTTGATATAAAGAACTACCGCCTGTTGTCACGGTGGGGTAAATTTGTAACGGCTCGAATACCACATCAATTCGATGTGTATCGAGAATATCCTGCAATTGGTCATCACTCCAAAAGGTTGAAGATGTGACGGAATAATCCGCCGTGCCAGCTTCGGCGAGCCCTCGCAATTCCGTGATGATGTTTGACATTCCAGATCGTGCGCTCATGTTACCTCACTCATGCCCTGAGTCTTCGCTTCCTGTTCGGGGAATAATTTATAAAACACATCTCGCATCAGTTCTAATCTTTTCGGCTGTCCGTGAAAACCGAGTACAACCGCGTCAGGGACTTCGTTTACCATGATGGTTGAATTCCATTTATCCGACAAAGTAACCACTACATTCCTTTTTATTGCCATGCGATTGAATACGCCTTGCTCATTCCAGCCGTCTTTTGGCGGCGGGTAAACTGACAACCATTCATCAATAAAGGCGAATGTTTCAGCAGAGTTATGGATGTATAACGCTCCGACATTCCAGTGATTCAGTTGTGGTAGCCTATGCCAGCACACGCCAATTTTATTTCTCTCAATCGCCTTGCGTAGATCGGTAGCAGTATCAAGAATAAGAGTATCCGCGTCCAACCATACAACGTACTCATAACCCTCCAACATTGCCCGCTTGATTAGTTCAATTTTGGCATACGAACCCAGTACCGGGTCATGCTCGTATACGTCGCTATACTCTGCCTGATAATCAAAATTGTGTTGTTGGCAATACGCCTTATGATGTGCCTTCGTCAAATCAAGCAAAGGCTCGAATCCGCGTTCTGGATAGACCTGCTGTATTATGATTGCGTTCATCGGCGTAACCCTTTCAGGAACACATCGCCCAACGTGGGGGCGTTTGCAAAATCTTCTTGAATACCTTTCAGGGCAGGCAACCAATACTTCTCAACGATCTTGTCGGCGTCATACGCTTTCGCGCCTTTTATCGCTCTCTCACGATAATCAGGATTACCGCGCATCTGGTACGCCGCTTCCATTCGCTCTGCTATCGCGCCAGGGTGTGCCAGGAATTGCCACGCCTCCAACGGTGTAAAGACCGGCTCCGCTTCGCTCTGTTGGACTTTCCAGCCACTAAAACATAATTCAGGCATGGAAGTCCAGTCACCTGTAATAACAGGCGTCCCGCAAGCCTGCGCCTCGATTAGCGGTATTCCAAAACCTTCGCCCATCGTTACCAGGCAGTGGACATCCATCGCGCTGTATAACTTTGCCATCATCTCAGGGGTATAGCCGCCCGCCATGCCGTATTGATCTGCAAAGATTACATCAGCATCCGCGTTTGGTTGAAAAACATAACCAACTTTCAAGGACAGGGCTTTACACAACGCCAATAAATTGACCGGCTCTACGCCGCGCGCGTCCGTAGTGTGCAAGTATAGAACTACGTCAGGATGTTTTTGTTTCAATGCGGCGAACGCCATGATGGTTTGTTGGAAGGCTTTACGGCTCGGATTACCTTTGTTCATCGCTACCATACCGATGATAAATTTATCAAGTGGCAGTGTCATCTCAATACGAGATTGCGCCACATCACGCGGATAAAAAATACCTGTGTCAACTCCACAGGGCACATAGTAATATTTCATACCAGTTTTATCCATCTCGACATTCGCGGATTTACTCATGGTAATTCGGGCGTGGGAGTATTTCAACTTCTCAAATACATACGGGTTTATTGTTACATGGTCAACCGGGAACCACGCAATCCATTTTGTTTCAAGTAACATTTGAGGTTCCATGTTCTGAATATCAAACATGGTAAGCAATGCGTCTGCCTTGAATGTGCGTGAATGCCCGTGCATAATATCCATACAAAACGGATGATATGAGGATCCGAATACCTGTAAACCATTCCAATTCAACGCCTCGCCCGCGTGCCCGTAATTAGATATAACGCCAATCGGATGACCGGCTTTAGTGAGACGTGTACCGAACAGGGCGGTTTGTCCGCCGTAGCCCGTGGGCGTCCAGGGTGAATTTGCTAACCAAGTCAATCGCATGATTTACCTTGGCACAAAAACATAACTGCAACCCTCGACAAAGCGTACAGGGTAATGCGGATTGCATTTATTGATTTGATAGAGATATGTAGTTGTTAAGAGTACGAGTATTGCAACACAGACTATGATTTTCTTTTTCAAGGCTCTGCTTTTCTATTGACGGCGGCTTGGCGTTGCTACGTTACGCCGCCGTCAATCTATGAAACTACTTACCCATCACGTATTCAACATCAATGATGGTCGTAGCGTTGACCGCGCCGACGTTTGCTTCTTTGACCGCAATCCATTTACCCTCTGCCACATAAGCAGTATTGACGGTAAAGGCTTGTGCCACATTCGCGGCGATTGAGACACTACCAAGCGTAGCGACTGTACCTTGCACAGTTCCGCCGGTCTGATCCATGTACACGATGTACAGGGACGAGGTGCTTGTACCAGCCGCAATAACATTTGCGGCGACAACTGATACCCCACCGAAGCCGGTGGGAACTTTGAACATCGGACGTTGCCCATTGGACAACGCGCCGATATTGAACGAAGCGACATTTACATCAGCAATAGCAGACATATTTCACATCCTTTTACGAAGTCGGCGCGGTTGCGTCGAATACCATCTGAACGCCCAAAGCAGGTCGCCATACGCCATGAGCATATACAGCGGACATGTTGTATTGGGTTCCGCGTCTGGATGCAATGCGTTGCGCTTCGATACGGATAGCACGCCGCCAGTCAATGGCGAGGGCGTCAGTTGGGAAGATCGCGCCAGTGAAATCATCGTTACCATCAGGGCTTTGGAATGTTTGAACTATGGGAACGCCCATGAACGTGGCAACTTGTCCAAGCGGTGCTTGGGTTGTGATTGCCTGAGTAAACCCAGGAGCCTGCGCGAGCGTTGCGCCAGCGACAGAAGCCGACTTCGCAAGTACTGCCCACTGATAGCCGTGCATCACATAAGTGAGAGGCACACTAACATTCTTGTTAGCGTTACGCGCGCGTGCAATACCAGCCGCCACGTAACCCCATGTGATCGTCGAACCGGCTGTACCAACGGTCCCACCAGTTAAGCTAGTGAAATCACTAACAATATCAGTTTCAATTTTGTCGCTTGCGGCATAACCCAATTCCAAAGAGCCATCACGGATGATGTTCTCAGGCAGGGTTGATTCGGCGCGTAAGTCTGACACAAAGAACGGCAAGCCGATTTCGGAGGGGGTCAACGTTTGCAAAGCAGAAGGCGCAAACGCAACAGAGTTCATATCATCAGTCTCAGCAAGTGTTACAGCAGTCAACTGGTTGTATTGATAGCCTTTGCGAGGGTTCGCTCCAGCCATATCGGTGAAACGTCGGATGTAACTCTGCATTTGTGCCGTTTCGCGGATAACGAAATAGGCATTCTCTTGCATTGCATTAGCAATACCAGATACATCCGAGTAAGTATTTAAATCAGCCATTATTAGCTCCTATGACTAACGACGCAAGCCAAGAAAATCCCGCCTTTCATCGTCTGTCATTCCAGTGCCCGCATTACCAGGATTAGTAATTTTTAAGTGCGGTGCTTGTTTTGTTGGTTGTGGCAGTACTTTCAAAATCTCTTGAGCATCTGCTAACATTTCCTCTTTAGTAGCACCTTTGAGTCGTTCGGCAAAAACGGGGGGTATGCCTGTCTCTGCAACTACATCACGGCGCAATATGTCAAGGAGCAATTTAGCGTTCTGGTTGGCGAGTTCGTCCGCTTGTTTCTTCAAACGATCTGTCTCACTCAACTGGGCGTCAAGTCGTTTCTGTTCGTCTGCCTTCAATCGTTCATAATCTTTTAACTCAGCTTTGAGTCGTTTTTCTTCGGCGCGTTGTTTTTGGATGGTTTCCATCGCGCGCGCTTGGTCAAACGGTTCATCAACGGCGGGTTTCTGAATCGTTTGGTTAACCGTGCCCGTTGCGCCTTGCGCTTCGGTTGCTACTGTCTCAGTAGTCGGTTGTGTTTCTTCTGCCATTTTGATTGCTCTCCATTTCTGAAATAAAAAAGCGCGCTTCGCTCCACTTGGAGTAAAACGCGCGTAACGCACATATTGTCTTTATTCAGTTTTCGGTATTATACCATTATTTTATAAATGCCCATGCTGGAATATAACGATTGTCAGGCGTCTTAACCGCCTTGCCTTTCGCCGCCATAAGTTCAAGCGTGCGCCTCACGGCTCTGGCGTTCTTGATATTGCAAGCCTTTTGGATATACTGCAAAAGCGGGGCGGTTCTATGCTCACGATAATATCGGTTCAATTCATTCTCAATAGCTGGATAGTATCTCAGTTTGTCAATATCCCAATTCCAAGTATTGCCAGATCGTTGACTCATTCAAATACTGCCATTCTGGGTTTATGACTTTTACCCAATACCAGAACTTCAGGGAGTTTCATGCCGTATGTCCATTTATATTTTGTCCTGCAACGTTTACAGGAAAACATAAGATATTGATTTGGCGTCTCTATCAAATCTCCGACAACATGGACGGTAAATAAATGCCGCGCCGATTCATGACCCAAACGGACGCATTGTGGACAGCTAATCGTAATCCACGACTCAGGCATTTTTCACTACTTGTGTGTTTTTACACACCTCACAGACGGTATATACCCATAACTTTTTCCCATCTTTGCTATATGTCGCAATAAAATCTCCAGACAAAGAATGTCCGCATTTTTCACACACAGGGCGCACGCTAACTTTACAGCGCGGACAGTTTGTTACGTCCACAGTATGTCCGCCTCTGTACACAATATCATCTTGGTTTTCCGTCATGTCATTATCCTTTCCAGTTCATCAGCGGGTAGTTTTGGCGTCATATTCTCCATAGCGTCAGGCACTAGCACACCATCCACCATCGCGCTTGCAACCTTCGCCGCGTACTTGAATTTTAGCGAAGTCTTGACGGCTGTCATGGTAGCGCACGGCATATCAATAATATATTTCAGATTATGCAATTGCCCATTATGGTTTATTTTGTGAAAGGGCATATCCCAAACCGCCGCGATTTTCTGCAATGAAGGCAGTGTGAATCCGCTGTCAGGGGTAGAGCCAACGCGCAAGCCGAACCGCCCATCTTGCATCGTGCTAATTGAACTATACCCGCCGTTGTCAAATATAAAATAATGTATGGGTAAGTTCATACGCTTGACGACTTCCAATTCCTGAAAATTCTGAGCAAAGCCACCGTCACCCGTTACCACGATAACCCGCCGCTTGGATGCTATCGCCGCGCCAATTGCTATCGGCTCCATGCCCATTGCGCCAATGGTATTTGCTACAAGCGACCTTTGACCGCGCTTGAATTTGAACGCCTGCAAGAACGCGCAAGATTGCATACCAGAACTTCCAGGTACAATTATCTCGCCTTCCTCACAAACCTTTGATAGTTCATTGATAAACGAATACGGATTGACGTATCCATCCTCGTATTCTCCATCTAATTCAGAACGGAAGCGATCGTATATCGCCTTGCACTCTGCCAACCATTCCGGTTCGCCGCTGATAAATGGCAAGCCTTGCGAACCGTAAGAACTCGCAAACGGATCATTCAAATCTATTTTATACTTCGCCCAGTCGCTAGGAAACTTCGCAAGCTCCGCCGCGTCAACGTCTATGATTGTCTTATGTGCGCGTGGTGCGAAGTTTGCTAGGTTGTGTCCGACTTGTTCCATATCCAGCCGCGCTCCAACTATCATAAAGAAATTGCATTTCTGCTGAATTATATTTGCCGCGCGTTGTCCGATAACTCCAGGGCGTCCACAAAACACAGGCGAATCTTCTGGTATTAAATCCGCCGCCTGCCATGTGAGCAAGACGGGGACGCCTAGTTTACAAATAGCACCTACTAATTCGGGGTTTCCTCTGAGACCATTTCCTAGAAGAAAAACGGGTCGTAATATATTCATACTTCCACCCCTTGCAGATCCAACGGGACAGACAGCCAACACGGACCCGGTCTCTCGTTTCTGCATTCCAGTATCATATATTCCAACGCCATCATGCAATCTATCGCGCTTGATTCCGGCTGATATGCCCGCTTCGTTATCGGCTTGACCATGCGGATAATTTCAGTCTCTTGTATTCCACGAGTACGCAAGCCCGTATCATGTACCAACGTTTCACTCTTCGCCTGTCCGCTGATAAATAGCATGGGTACACTATCCATCCATGCCGCCATGCAAGCGGTGACAGCGTTGCCACTTCCGGGTCCAGACGTAACCAGACACACACCGAAGCCCGCAATCATCGCATGACCAAACGCGGCATAACCCGCGCCTTGCTCGTGTATCATGGGGACAACCTGTAAACCAGAACGACCGGCGGCGTCAACCAAGAACATTGCACCACCACCGCTAACCATATAAATTGTGTTTGTCTCTTGGGCTACTCTTTGAAGTATCGCATCAGCTAACCGCATTTCGCGCTACCAATCTCCACACCTGATATTCCCTGTAATCTTCGATCCGCTTTGACTCAATTATCTCAAACCCGCTGAATAACTTTTCCAAATCAGCAGGGCGGAACTTATTCACATGTTGCCAATGGTAATCATATCTCTCAGGCTCCAGATATGAAATATGAATAGGCACTTCAATGAACACATACCCCTTTTTCTTCAATGCCCGTTTGACACGTTCCAGCATGGGCGCAATATCGTAAACATGCTCCAGCGTATGCGATAGGATAACGCCGTCATGCCCTGTCCCGTCATTAGTGCCAATCCCACCGGCTACCGCATGAATAGGCTCCAGGCGTTTGATTAGTTCGCCGTCAGTCCCGCCAATATCGAGAACATTCTTGCATCCATAACTCTTGACACACTCCGCAAGACTGGCAAGCCGCGCGTCTGAATACGGCTTGTCATCCGTTGTGTATTGCGTCAGGTAGTATTCATCAAAGCTCTTTTGACTTGCATCTTTTGAATCCAGGTATCTATGCCCACAAACGCACTCGACCAAATCAAGCGCGCTTCTGCAATATCCCGCCTCTATCGTGTGCCGTTGTTCGTTGCCGCATATTTGACAATTACGCATTATTCTCCAATCGTTGTGTATGGCTTCTCGGCTCCGAGAAGTTCATACAATGGGGTGACTGTTTTCATCTGTCCATATACATCATTTGGCGAAGTCTTGACCATGTCTTGCAAGGTAAACGCGCCTGAGTTATACGCGCCGTAAACCTCCTTACCCATTATATTACTTCTTGACGTTTCATCCAAGCCATTGAACCACTCTTCACCTGTCTGGATTTCATCTGTCAAGCCAGGGATGTATGGGATCGGCGCACATCTGCAATTGTGTGTTATAATTCCATTGCTGATGTACCATCCATTCTTTGTCTCGAGGTTATAAACATGCCCATCATAAAAAAAACTGTCTATGCTCACAACGCGATCTGGAATCAACTTCCCGCTAAGGATATTATCAGGCGATACAAACGGGGAGAATCTGAAAATTCTATCGCCCAAAGTTTCAGCGTAACGCGTCACGTTATCCGTAAGGTCTTGGTCACTAACAATGTTGAACTCAGAACCAACGCCGAAGCGAACCGAATCATGATGACCAATCGCACGCCCGAGGAGAACAGTCGGAATACCGTCGCCGCCCATGATGCGATTCGCGGTAATCCAGCTAATCCCCTGCGACTTATCAAAATGGCTTTGTGGCGCCAAGCCAATGATTTCAAAATCTCGCCCACTGAAAAACTCCTCAAACAATGGCTCACCGAACGCGGCGAAGAATTTATTACGCAACTTGCCTGTGGGTCTTATAACATTGATCTCGCCTTGCATCCCGTCGCCGTGGAAGTCTTTGGGGGAGGATGGCACGCTAGTAATTCCATCCATCCTAAGAGAGAAGAATATATCTTCAATAGTGGCTGGGCTATGATATTTATATGGGTCGACGCGCGCCGCAGTCCCATTGTCCCAAGCGTGGCTGATTACATAATCTCCAAGTTGAATATCCTTCGCCGCGACCCATCCCCTGCTGGTAAGTATTGGGTGATTCGGGGTGATGGAAAGGAACTTACCGCTAAGAGTTTTTATCGTGATGGCTTGTCCCTTGTAGTTCCTGGTTACCACGGCGGACGGGAGACTGACTGATTGAACAAATGTATCAGGTAGCACACAATTATAATGCCCGTCCAGTGTTTCAGAATTATCGTGCAACGTGCCGTGTTCTGCGATACACGCGGCGCACGTATCCCCATCTAGTTCTGCAAACCATATCCAGCCCTCCACAATCCCGCCGCTTGCCATGTAATTGGCTCTAGCTGAATCGCGGTAACTGTAAATCTGGACTGTGCGCGTATTGCGTAAGGCATCCGTCAACCCGCCGCCGAATGCATCTTGAATGCCCGCCGCAATCTTGCGCGGATTGTACCCAAGCCCTACGCCTTCAATAATGGATTGCGTTACCTTGTCCACGGTTGCGCCTGTGAGCAATGATAGACGCTCATACAGCGGACCATCACGGCGCAAGTAATCCAGCAGGGGAATCATAACCTTTGGCGTTATGCCTGTAACGCTACCGCCCGCATATTTAATCCATTCCTGCGAATGTGCCAACCCAATCCCTACGGCTACCAGCGCGGCGGATTCAATTGTCACCTCAGTAAACGATGTGAATTTATCAAGCTCTTTTTGCATCTGCTTGTCGAGGCGTTTGTATTCTGGTAAAGCCTTGACTTGTGCGGGCGTGGGATTGTCCAGCTTCTCTATCGCCAGTACAAGCGCGTCCGCACTTCCTTCGATGTGGTTATACATAACGACATAGGCATCAGCCAGTCGTTTCAAATTCTCTTCATCAGCCGCCGCGATTTCAGCGCGTTGACGTTTGGTTAGTTGTTGGACTGTTGGCATTATTGACCTTGACTAAAGTTCCTCAATATCGTTGCGCCGATGTTTGCGTTATTCGCATTAGCGGCGGCGTCTTGGTTCGCTAGGTTCGCTTGCACCTCTTCCCATGTCACGCCGTAACGTTTCTGGTAATGTTTGTAAACCGTTTCCTTGTCCACAATGCCCAAGCCCAGCAGGATTTGATCTATCTGTACTTCCTCTGCCATATTCAGCGGCATGGTCTCGCCCCATACAATTTCGCCGGGGTTTGATTCTTCGCCTGTCCAGTTCTGCAACACAAGCAAACGCCGATTCAATTCTTTGAACGCATCGCCGTAAAGCTGACGTTTGGTATCTGTCTTATTGATTGCGTCCGTGTATAAGACCTTTAACCCAAAGTTCGTCAACGCGCCTAGTTTATCCGCCATAGTTTGCGTGTCTATTTCGCGTGCAATGGAAAAGATGGAACGGCGACGATCTTCGAGGAAGTTTTGCGATGACAACAAATCGCTTTGCATTTCAAGGTTGTACGCTTTGGCGTCCTTGTTGGAAATAGCAAACATGGCATTGGGTGCGCCGTCCACTGGCTCAACTTCTTTTGCACTTACGCCCGTCAGGATGGTATTGGGCGAACCGTGGTACTTGATAATCTTGCCAATGTTTGACGCTGTAAAGTTGTATTTGTCCTGAATGCCTATTGTGTCATCTATCTCAGAATCGCCATAACAACTATTCAACGACGGCAGGTTCTTACAATGGATAATGGGCGGGAATGTGTAATCCCAATCCATAGACGCTATCAATTGCACGGGCGCGCCGCCAATCTTTTCGTAGGACTCAACCACCCACGTTTCCTCAGCAGTGTATTCGCTATCCGTGGCGGGTTCCTTGTGCTTGGTGATTTCAGTATGTGTGACTTTAACCATCCGCCCGTTACGATTCTCTGTTACGGTATATTCGATAGTATATCGCTCCACGTCGTTCATGTCTTGCGGGTCGGTCTTGATACGAATATAACGCGGGTGAATGGGAAGCAATCGCGGATATAGTTTCTCTGTGTATGGGTCAAGAATATCATCAGGGATAATCTTGAAATACCACGTACCATGTACGGCGCCATATAATCCATTTTGGTACAAGATAATCTCTTTTTTATTCACATCCCAAACTTTATCTAGATATTCCTGCTGGGCTTCTCTGCCTTCGGGCAATACGAATTGCGCCCCGCCCGCATACAGGCGCGAAACGCTACGATCTACCGCAAGCCCGACAAAGTTTTCGCTCAGATTATCATCACCTTGACCCTCCACCCGTTTCAGTTGTGCGCGGTGGTTGCCTTCGTAATAAGCGTCCAGGACTTGCTCTGTCTTGCCTTGCGGGTCTTGGATGTACTTCGCTACTTTTTGGGCGAACCAGTCACCCATGCTATCGAAAAAGTTTGCCATGTTTACCTCTATTTATAAAACAGATTCTCTGTGATTACTAATTTATTTGGGTTCGTGCTATCGTATAAACCTAACGCATCACCGATCACAATATCATCATGCCCGTCACCTTCGGCGGCTAATCGCCACGCACCGGATGGCAATTGATTTGCAACAAAAGTATTTATCTCGTGCTTTTGTATTGGCACATCAAGCAACTTCCAGCCGCCATTATGTACTGCCTCGTTCATGTTTGACATAATATTGGCTTTACTCTCATTCGTTGTGTCAAATGGGGTTATGTTCAATCCCATCGCCCGCAACGCTTCGATGTTGGGTGCGCCGATACTGTTACGCTCTGCGAGTATATTTTTCAGATGCCATTTATCCGACGTTTGCTTTATCCTGTTGCGTATCTCCGCCCATTCCAAGCCGTTGACGTGCAATAGGTCTACTTGTTGTTTTGTAGTAGCATCGAATACCGGCATGGCTGTATAATCTTTTGTCTGCCCAAAGTCTAAGCCAGCATGATACTCGTGTCCTTCGATGTATTCTGCATTAGGCGGTGCTGTAAACACGTTTGACAAATCTCCAAAGTAACTATTGCCCGAAGTCAGAAAACACGTAACCGCATCCTCTGGGTATTCCTGAATAAAAAGCCTGCCAAGTTCCCGTATTTTCTCACGTCGCCATTTGATTTGACTTTGGTCTAACTTGTATTTCTCTGCGAGTACCGCTTCATCGGATGTGTAGTTAATAACGTCATCCGATATGATGCGATAGTTGTCATCCCAAAACCAACTATAAAAATGTAGTCGCCATATACTGTTACCAGATAACGCCTCCATACATTTATCATAAAAAAAACCTTGTGCGCCGTTTGGCGTTGATTCTAGGATCACCTCTGGGCTACCGCCCTGCATTGCACCGGCGATAATCTTCTCAGCATCCTTCCAGAATGCGACTTCGGACCCGTGCATCATGGTGTAGGTGTCGCCGCGTCCAGTCTCTACGTTTCCAGCCGTGGCAATCGTAGACGTTGAATCAAATTCTGGATATGTGGCAAGCGTAGCATTGGCATATTTTCGGGCGGGCTGTATGTCGTTGAACTTACAATTCTCGTAGAACCGATCTGCCATACGCCTTAACTTTTGTGTAGTCTCTGCGTCATGGGCAAGCGTGATGGTTGTCTGGGTACTGGTTACAGTCTTGCGAAACATCTCGCCCTGAATAAGCGTCGAGAATCCAAGTTGCCGCGCCTTCAATATCAAGTCGTGCCCTGTCCGGTTAGCATAAAAATGTGCCTGGGCTTTATTCCATTTGAAAGGTACAAGGTTCTTGTCTTTATCCAGTATCTTCAAAAACTTACTGGAAAATAAGCGAGGATTATTCGCTGTCTTTTTCGGCGTCGTCATTGATAAATTCTTTCCAAGTCATATTCATTTCGCCGCTGTGTTTTATAGGCGTCTCGACCTTGCCCTCCGCCCGCTCCATAAGTTCTTTCCACAGTCCAGACGTAGGCTCAAACATCAGCGCACTAAACACGCGCGCTGTGACTAGGTATTTCATTTGTACGTTAGATGGATATTGTTTCAATGCCCGCCCTAAGTCGTTATTTTCGCCTATAAATGCCAAAATATCAGCAGGGTACATATCGCCTACCGCCTTTATAATCGCCGCCCATGATTCGCCGTCACGCGGTCTGCCTGCTGGATTGCCAGACTGTCCCTTGACCCATCCTTTGCCGCGCGGTTTTGCCTTCTTTATTGTTTTCATATTGTTAGCAGTTGTCAATTCTCTCGCTTTCCAAAAAATGTTATCATCTTATTCAACGTGATCCCTGCAAATTCCTTGTCGCTGAGGCTCATATAATTATCGCCACTCTTACTCACGATGGTCGCTGTAATCATCACGCCCTCCGCGTCATCTGGTAGCAGGTCGCTAAGTATCTTTGGCAAGGTCTCGTGTGTAAAATTATCCACATAATGATTTTTCTCTTCGGTCAGGATGTAGACAGCGGCAAATGTAAAAGCGGCGGATTTTAGCACGCCCTTGTTCGTTGGTTCGTTGGTATCTGTCATGGGACCTCATGGTGCAATTCCTTTCCTAGACTTCAACCGCTTCGGTTTGCATAAGCGGGTTATAAAACAATGGTGCGCTTTCATCCTCGAGATAAAATCGGACGGTTGCGCGTTCATGCAATCCGATACTCAACCTGTCGCGCTCATGGAATAAAAAAGTAACGTTGCGAAGTCCCATCTCGGTACACTTCGCCGCGAATAAATGTGCAAGCAGTCTTAACTCTTCTTCGTCAGGTGTCATGTGGTAAAATGCCTTTAGTGGTGCAATTCCTTCCCTTGGCTCTTGCATCATTCAAACCGCTGGCGGCTATCGCTGGCGGTGTTTTCATTATACCCGAAAAAGAACGCTGTACCAGAATGGACGCTGAGTTAAATCGCATTAACGCCATGAATTTTTAATTGTTCAAACTCTAGGCTTTACGATTATCATGTTATCCTTCGGCGCGTAATAATTTGAAACCCGCCACGCATACCCTTTTCGGTACGCGGCACGATAGATGGAGCGTTGCAACTGCTTGCGCGTCTGTCTGTGTTCAGTTTCCACGACGTAGACAGTCCGCCCCGTGGCAAACGCGGCGGCGATTCTGGCGACAAGATCGGAGGGTTTTGTCATTTGATTTCTGTCACACTAAAAATAGGGATACAAATCGTCCCGTCCGCCTTGATCTCCTGATACACCATGCCGACCCTGTTTTTCTTGACGGGGGCTACTTTTAGTGCGTAACGAGTCTTTACTTGAAACGGCGGCGAAATTATCCCATACATAATATTGAATACCATTTTGCTTCTGTGTTCGTAAACTCCCATGGTTGGGTTGTGAACGTGCGCCGAATAAACTACATCAGGCGCGCGCTCTTCGTCCTTACTCGCATTTATATAAATATTTCGCAACCAATTTCGGATCGCATTGCCTTCATTTGCCCCATCTCCCGCGCCGGGTCCATGATGAACGAAATGTAAAACACGCTTGTTTACCGTCAATCTTAATTCTGGTAATATCTCCGCATTGACCGCATCCGCTATATTGTATTCGCTGTTACCTGTGTGAATTTCTGTTCCGAGTGTGTAATATAACTCATCGCCCCGTTGCCAATTCAAACGCTTTTTTGTTTCTTCCATCAACTCAATGTGTATCTTTGCTTGGTCATCTACTTGGTTAGTACATACGTCACTACTGTTATGATGGTCGCCGTCAATCGCATCCCCGTTATGCACCAAAATCAGGCGCTTATTTTTTCTTGCCAACTTGATTTGTTCGCACGCTAGCTCAAACTGTTTTCTGATTTGTTCCTGCTTTACGCTAGGTCTGCGATTCATTTCGTTTTTACCTTGCCAAAATCTATCAACAAAAAGGGCGTAATTACTGCCTGAATGGTAGTCGCCTACCGGAACTATTATAGTGTCAGCGTCTTTGTTCACATAACCTACCTTACTCATTCGGCACTTTGTTACAGTCCCCAGCTTTTATAATAGACGATTATAGCCTGATTTGGTTACACAGTCCATTCAACCGGAATGAACGCCTTGACCGCGCCATTATTCGCGGGGAAGTCTTGTGGGTCTAACATCACACACATATACACGGTTCCGCGCGGATAATCGCCGTAACGATTCCACGGGTACGAATCCATCGGTAGACTAACGGTTGCTTTTTGCACAAGCCATGGGTGTGATGCGAAAGACTTGCTGAAATCAGATCGGCGGAACATTAGCAACTCTCGCATCACCACATCCCGCCGCGATAACTCACCTGGCATTTTCACATTGAAAAACGTGAGCGCGTCAGATAATGCTACCAATTGCCCGGCGTGTACCATGTGACCATACTTAGCGTTAACTGTGGTACTCCAGTTACCATCGCCCCATATTTCGGTACCTGGCGTCCCGTCTTGCGGCTGATATAGGTACGCCATTTTCTGATTGACATCGAAGTATTGAGTCTCGCTTGCCTGTTCTGCAAATTGCCAATTCGATATACTCAGCATATCGGCATGGGTAAGGCGTGAGTAATTTGAGATTGCCCCCCATTGTCCGACCCAAGAGCCGTCAGCGCGGACAAGGTACGGCTCTACCATGCTAAACTGTCCGCCGCCGCCGCGCTGTCTTACGTCCCACGTATTGCGGAGCATCACGTCATCTTCACCCCAACGCTTGACGCGGTGAACAGAATAACCGGCGGGCGGTGAATAAACTTGCTTGATTTTTATATTTATGTTCACAACGGTTTTATAGTTATGTTTGTAACGGGATAACTCGTACCTGCGTCAATACTGATATTCAAATCAGGCAGACCCGTAGGCGGCATGGGCGGGATGTATTCTGTGATTGTGATATATGCTGAAACTCCAGAACACCAACCATCTAAAGTTTCGGTTAATCCGTCTTTTCGTAAAATCTTGCTGAAATGAAACCAGCCAGTTGCTAAGTCTATGTCACCATAAACAATATCATTTACATGTAATATTCCAATGACGGGAGCGGGATAAACACCCGTCCTGATATTCAAGTCAACCTTAACTAATCCTTGTTTCATAGGTTCTCCAGTTGGTGGTGGTTCTGGTTGTATCGCTCCCCATTCGTTTATAAAATTAAATTCATCATTCCATTGGTCATAATCTATTTCCTTACTACTTACCCCCGCCGCTATACCGATAGACGGCGTACTTGATTGCCAAATCATCGCCTTTGTCCAGCCCTTCGGTATCATGGTCAAAGACGTATTGTATTGAGCCGCCCAGCATGGATCGATTGCAAACTCAGCGGCATAACTACCGACGCGCGAATCCCACCATGACGCACGGGTATACCAGCCCACCTTATACCCCGCCGCCTTGATAATGTCTCGATATGTTTTCCAATGAGCAGGGGCGGAGTATGCACCTGTCCAATAAAACTCAAGGTCCAACCAAACGCGGTTAATCCTGCTTTTATACGGTGCAAGGATGCTGATAATTTTATTCGCCTGTTCGGTTGGTGAAAATATTGGGTCATAGTAATGATAGGTACTTACCGGCAACTTACCTAGAGACCCTGACATATATTCATCAAAACGGGTATCCTTGACGTTTGCATATCCACAG